AGCCATTAATCACCCCATAGTGAAGAAAAGTTGCTGTTGGATGCAGGTTGGGATTGCTGATACTGCGATTTACCAACATTAACATTGTACTGCTTGTTATAATTGTTGGTGTATTCCTGAATCTCACGAATAGACTGCTGCATAGCCTCCGGGCTTGAGTAGTCAACCTGCGGCATCCCCTGAAAATACATCTTCGCTTCTGCAATGGTGTTGATACCGCTAGCACCCATATCTCTTGCTGCTGCCACGCCCTGATTCTGCATTCTGCCCTGAATACGTTGTGCTGAGTTATATAACTGGCGTTGATCTTTTCCTGTGATTCGGCTGCGAACATCTGCACCAATTGCCGGATCACCTGCTCCACCAGTCATGCCAGTCATGAAATCGAGAGCAGAAGCATCTGCATTTGCGATTGCGTCAATGTCTTTCTTCATCGCGTAGTTCTGTGCGCTTGCTGCAGACGTTGGAGGAGCTGCAATAGCACTTGCCGGGACACGAACCATATTGCCGTTATCGTCAATACCTTCGTAAAATGCATTAGCCCCTGCGCCGTGAAGTTTTCCGGCAATGTTGACTGTTCTACCATCTGCAAGCTGAACGACCCGATTCCCGTCGACTCCTGATATCGTTCTGGCGTTTGCCCTTTGCATTGCCAAATCCTGACCGCGGCGGGCTGTAGAGGCTGACATGTCTTGTCCGCGCATAGTAATATTTTGCCCGCGAGCCTGAAGTCCTTCCCCTGCTTTATTGCTGCGGATTGTTTCAGCAAGTCGACCTCGGTCAATCTCGCGACCTGTCAACTTGTCCTGAATATCAAAATACTTTTCTGGTCCTACCGCGTGCATTCCAATAAGGTCTGTTAACTGCGTGAAGCCTTCAGGGCTTTGTTGATATGTCTGCCACGCCTGTTCAGGAGATACGCCAATTTGCTGCAGCGTATTCTGGTGAGTGGCAAGCTCTCGCATCACCGCTTCTGGCCCCTGAGCGGCGGCAATATTCAATCGTGCAGACATATCGCCCATCGCCTGATTTCTGTCAGCATCAACAAACCCCATGCCCTGACGAATTGTTTCAATCTGGTCTGGATTGGTGGCTGCAAGTTGACGCAAGGCGTCGCGATCACCTGCCGCATAAGCCTGACCGAAAGCTTTTTGAAAGTCAGAAAGCCTCTGAGCAGCCTCATTCTGCTGTATTGCCTGGCCAACTGCGCCAAGCCCCTGAGCAAGTTGAACTCCAACGTTTGGGCGCTGGCTGAAGTCGTAACTGGATAATGATGGTTGTCCGGGCGCGTTCTGGTTCGCTACCTGCATTGATGGCAACCCGGCGAGTTGAAATGTAGCCACGATAACTCCTTAGAAGAGTGAGCCAAGCAATCCGATACCAGCACCGATACCAGCGCCCCATGGCGTGGAAGTACCTAACAGGCTTGCAATACCAGCACCTGCAAGCGCACCACTCGTACCGCCGCTAATGGCACTTCCAAGCGTGGATTGACCAGAACCCTGAGAGCGGATAGCCGCCATCTGTTGCGCAAGATTACCTGCGTTATTTGCATAGTTCTGTCCTGCCGATGCCTGGCCTGCTGCCGCAGACTGACCAACGTTTAACAGGTTGCCATAGTTTTGCATCTGCCCTGACAACCAGTTCTGCCCGAGCGTTGGTGCAATGGATGCAATTTGGTTTGATGTTGCTGTAGAGCCAAGACCTCCGGTGGCTTCCGCTGCATTCAGGCTTTGATAGCGAGCCTGATCAGCCAATTGTTTATACTGGTCTGAGTTGTAATACTGATTGAGAGCACTGTTCTGACCTTCCAGTGTTGATAGCTGCTGAATCTGCTGGAGAGCCGGCAAACCTGCGGCGGCGTAAGGTGCCAACTGCTCCATCACACGATTGAATTGTTGGTTTTGCAGGTCTGCGGCGTACTGTGTTGCTCTTGCGGCCTCTTTTGCTCCGCTGCTTGATGAGCCACCTTTTCCGCCTTTTTCAGCGCAATAAGGCTCCTCGCCGCGCAGTTTTCTGCCCAGCTTAAATGCATATAACATGTTTATCTCCCGTGATTCAGGAAGTCGATTAGTTCTTCGCGTGTGGCGCTGTAAAACGTCACGTCATCCACGCCTTTGAAGTATTTCTTGATGGTTCCTACACGCTTAAGGCCAATCATTGCGCAGTACATCTGACCGTGGCGAAATTTGCGTGCAGCAAATGATGTAACGCACTGAACGGTGGTATTGGTGAGAATGTATCGCCAGAACGTCAGCCCGATTTCCTTACTGAATCCGCGAATCTCAGGCAGGTACATGGCGTGGCAGTCAAAGGTCAGCGGCTGAATCTCGTTGTAATACACGATGCCACCGAACTGACCATGTACGTTCACTTCGAAATAGCGGCACTCAGGCTTGTAGTCGTATCCGTCACCGTTGTTACTCCCGGCTATGATGTCGGGATGGTTGCCGACCGTTTCTATCAGGTCGATGTTTCGGGTGGGAGTGAATGTAATCATCAGTTGATCAATCCATGAGTTCGTATTGCATCTTCGAGAGCTTTGATACGCTGCCGCGCCTGCTGCAATCCGGTAGCCATAGCTGATACCTCAGACTGCGTATATGTGGCACTGACCGTGTATGCCTGGTTAGCGTTGAATGCACCGAGAAGCGCAGCACCTGTTGCTGCTGTCCATCCTGTCTGTCGCGCACCGATAACTTTAGTGCCGCCAACTGAATAGGACGTTGTCACGTTGAGAGGTGACGCCAGCGATTGAGAAGCAGTTGCTGACTTCGATACGTAATCAGCCTGCAATGAAGAAATAGTGCTTTCAGCAGCCGTAACCCTACCATCAAGAGCACTGACATCAGCCTGCAAGGTGACTATTTTGCCTTCAGCCGTGGTTAGTCTGACATCCAGTACCGCAATTGCATTGGCATTTGCAGTAATACGTATTTCATGGTCGTCTACGTCGATGCGTAACTGTTGAATTCTCTCTTCGTGGTCTGCAAGCTCAACATCCTGCTCATCGTTCTTTACCTGCGCGTCATAGGCGCCTTGCCCTGCTTCGTTTGCCTTTCCCGCAATAGCGCCAACGTCAGTCCCCTGCGCGATTACGTAGAGCAGATAGGACCGGCTGAAGACGTTGCGTGGGAGGATTGAGGCATCAAGACGAGTAGCCTGAATGATGACGGGATTATTAAGTGACGGGTCTGCCATATTTTACTCCAGACGAATTTGACACCCGGATAGTGTTACTGGTGATTTGGTGATTACCCGCAGTTTGAATCCGATTAATCGACGAATGCGCCCAACACGTTTCCAGATAACACGCTTGTCGTACACAAACGGCTCATTTTGTTCAATCATCTGTTCGCGACCGTAATTGATTCCGTCTGTGGTTGCAGACAGAAACAGTCGGTCAGCATATTGAGCAACACCAGTGGATGATTCAACCTCAAGGTCGAAGCATCTGGCGTTATCTGCCTTGAAGAGGGGTGTAAACAGCAGATGTTCTTGCTGCTTGTCGTACTGACTACTAATGTCGAATTGCAACTGCCCTGTCACTGCTTCTGATTTATCGCCGCACGTTATCTGGTTGCCTTCGTACATGAAGTCGATGGCGCGATAAACATCGTCGTATAAACCTGTTTTCAGTACGCACCATTGCGGCCCGTTCTGGCTTGATGAGGCATCGTAAACCAGCACATGACGCGGGAGATGAATAATCAGAAGCTCATGAGAATCGAAGCGCAAAGTTTCCATTATACCCGTCGCCAGTTCTTCAGTTGTGTATGAGCGGATAATCTTCTCAATACTGGCGGTCGCAATTGGTGAAGCCTGCCCTGACCCGATGATGTAGACGGAAGGTGCGCCAGTAGCCGGATGACTGATAAAGGCGTATGAATCAGCGAACGGCGTTTTGCAGTATGTTCCGGCAATACCCTTCTGCACCATTAGAGATGGCTGAGCAACGTAAAGCGCTGCGCCTGCTGTGGTTGTTCCGGTAAGCGAGAAATACTCTATCGTCGACGAGCCAAAGCAGACGATGAAATCTCGCCATGAACCTATGCCAATTATCCCGTCCGGCTGCGATTCTGCGCGATATTCTGCACTGTAGCGGTCAGGATGAGACTCATCTTCAAGGTCAGTGATAAACCATGAATCAGTACCGTCTTTTGACCATGCATAACGCCCACGTAAGCGAGTAATATCCCGAACAGAGCCTAACTCATACTGCGTGTAATCGCTGTCTGCAGGCCAGTTTGCCATTGTCTTAATGGTGCCATCGTATCGGTACTCGATAAGCTGACCGTTCACACCTACTGCCTGAGAAGTTCGACCGTGAGCCATTGATACGCGGCCTGACCCGGCAACGTCTCCAACCTCGCTATTCCCCTTATACAGCTTGCCACCGCAAACCCGATATACGGCGTTCTGAGCGGTGTTGTACTGGACACCACGCGATACACCGTTAACGTCTCCGCGCTTGGATATGCCGGGGAATGAGCGTAAATAACCCGATGAGTTGAGGACTTCTTTCGGTGTTGCCAACATATTCACTGGCAGATAATCGATATAGTCGGCGTTATGGTAGTCTTTACCGACTCCTTTCATTAACGGCAATTGCTGAATCGGCATTTACTCACCTATGGATTTGGCACATCACCATCAATTGGCGGTAAGTCGCCAGGGTAATAGCGATCTGCTGTGTATACGTCGTACTTGTTGCCCTGCCCAACTGGAAAGTCACCGCGCCGGCGCATCGATGGGACTATCAGCGTATCGGTGAGAAGCGCGTCGTATGAGCGCTGTGCGTTAGTCAGAACTCCGGCGGAAGGTTCAAGGTTGTAATCTGAAAGGATGCGCAACATCAGCTGATAACCCACAGCCTGCATGTATTTTCGAGGCAATCCTGAATCGTCATCAGGTAAAGGTTCTTCGCCATCTGCCGCAAACAGGTAGCCGATATCGCCAGGATTAATCTGCCACTCATACATCATATTTTCGAGGTCTTGAATGGCGTCCTCTACTGACTGAGGCTCGACATCGGTAAGTGACGCATTTGATGCAATTGCTGGCTTTCTCAGAGCGAAAAGTACGATGTCACCCTTTGTCAGAGTCGTTGCCATTATCTGCCGCCTTACGTCCGCGCTTGGTTGCTGGCTTCAGGTCGTCTACTGATGCAACGAAGCCTAGCTTTTCGTAAATCGGGAAGTCTTTTTCTGCAATAACTGCCTGAACATAACCGGCTTCGTTATCAGCGGTAAGAAATACACTCATGCGATCCATTTTGTCTCCTCAAAAAGAAGGGGCCGAAGCCCCTTATGGTTATGGATTGCCGAAAAATTGCCCGCCCATGTGCGGGTTGTAGCACACATAGGCCGGCAGCAGGTCGAAACGCATTTTCTGCACGTTGGCATCGCCGTCTGCGTATTTGTGAACGCGGATTGAGAAGCCTTCGTAAGTCGCAACCGCCGAGTCGATGCTGTTCAGCTTCGGCAGCGGGATAGTGCCCAGGCCGCAGAAGAATTTGTTGTAGAACAGGTTCGGCTTCATGGTCTTGCCTGCGGTGCCAACCACAGTTACTGCATCACCTGAGGTCACAGCGCGGCTTACTGAGTTGTACTGCGGGTTAGTTGTGTCGTAAATCGGCACGCCCGACAGCGTCACAGTGACGGCGCCACCTGAGGTTGAGTCGGCATCCTGCAGGACTGTTGCGGTAAAGCTGATTGGCGTGGAGCCGTTATACAGAACCTGTTTGGTCTGTTGCTGCAGCCAGTAGGTGCTTGTGAACTTAATCTGATCACCAGCCTTGAGGAAGCCAGTTACAGATGCGGTTGCGCCGGCTAGTGATACTTGGAATTGATAAGTATCTTTCACGGCATCATAGGTGACAGTTGGCGTAGAGGACACGGTCAGCGTACCGCCAAATGCGCCCTGAGTGCGTGAAGCCAGGCCATTGGACATCAGCGCGCGAATTCCGCCGAAGTTACCGGAGATCTGTGCATCTTCCCACGCTGAGCGAATGAGCTGATCGCTTCCATGCAGGCCGGACTGAGCATCTGCCAGACGCTGCGCAGACCACGGGTCCATGACCGCGTAGTTTTCACCATTTTTAACGCCAATGTCTTTCAGGAAAGAGGCAGTTTGCGCCACGTCAGACCATTTGTTGATCGGGGTGTTCGGAGTTCCCAGTGAAAGCGCGCCATTGTTCATCATGAATTGCGCCAACTCTGTTTCCAGGTCAGTCACAATTCGTTCGCGAACCGGGGCCAGAATTTCGTCCAGCTGGTTCAGCTTAATAGCCTCTTCCAACTGGCCGTATTCCACTGCAACGGTGATGTAGTTGCCGACTTTGCCGGTTGCTTTGCCTGAGATTAGGTTATTTTTAGCCTGACCTGAGATGTCACCGGTTGGAGTGCGCTTTGAGGCGAACTGATGCGGGCGCTTGAAGCTTACGCTGTCGCCGGTACTGGAGTTGATTTCACCTGCCAGTAACTGACGATCTACAGTTTTAGCGAGAACAAGGTCGGACATAAAGCCCGGCAGGAATTTTTTCAGAACAATTTGACTGACGTTGCTGTCTAGTTTGTTATTGGTAGCCATTTAACTTTTCCTATTCGATTGTTGCGCCGGGGCAGAGTTTGTTGAAGTCGTCTTGTTTCGCATCAGCACCGCCACCACGAACTTCCGGCTCTGGTTTTGGGGCTTTCTTAGGCTTCGGTGCAAGGCTAACTTGCTTACTAATCTGGCCTAAGAGGAATGCTGCGCGAATTGGGTCTGTCTCAGCGGCTACACGCTGGCGTAGTTGTTGGTTCTTCCCGAGTGCGTAGGCAATCAGCTCAGAACCCTCGTCTGCTGCATGGATCAGGATTTCCTGCTGAATGGCCGGAAGTTCACGGCGAACAATTTCCTCAGTCTCCCGATAGTCTTTAACCGGAAGCCTGGTCGCACGTTCGTTATGCTTCTCAAGGCGCTGCTGAAATCGCTGTATAACCTCTTGCTGCTGACGTTGCTGCTGCTGTTTCTGCTGTTCGGCACGGCTCTTTTTCTCATGCCAGTCAGTCAGTGCTGTTTCAAACGCCTGTTCATCGTAGTCACACGACTCAAGCGTAGGTTTTGGTGGAATAGCATCTGTTTGTGTTTGTGTTGGTTGCTGTTCTGCTGGCTTGGCTAGAGCTTCCTCAAGCTGGCGTCGCAGTTCACGGTTTTCTTTTTGTGTCTCTTTAAACCCTTTGCGTAAATCCTTCACCCACTGCGGCGCAGGCTGACCATCAACGCGATCGTCATCCTCTTCCGTCAGTGGGATTTCCTCATCACCGACGCGCAGGGAGTATTCTTCCGGAGGCTCATCGGTCTGTTCACTCTCGGCCTCCACCTTTTCTTCCGTTTCCTGAACTTTCTCCTCAGGTTGCGGCTTTTCAGTGGTTACTTCTTCGGCTGATTCCTGTTTTTCAGACAGGTCAATAACCTGACCGTCGATGATCAGTTCGTTTTCCATTGATTACTCCTGATTAACTCGGCATTAAGTCTGCCGGTGACTGTGGTGAGGTGGGGATTTGTGATTGTTGCGACGCAGACACGTCTTTAAGCAGGCGGATAGCCTCCATGACGGCTTTGTCGTCGATGTTTCTGGCCTGAGCCAGCTTGTAAACGGTATTGGCCTGACTCTCCATTGCATCCTGTTGTGCGGTGAATGCCTTGATTTGAGTTTGTGCCGTTTCATTCGTTGCTTTTTGTGCTTCAGCCTGCGCCGCAACCATCTGAGCCTGAGCGAGAACCATTTCAGGATTTTGCTGGTTAGCTGCTGCCTGCTGAGCCTGCATGACAATCTGCTGCTCTTTCTCATTACGCGGCTTAACGATGCCAGATGTTAACAACTGATTGCGGTTGTACTCTTTGAAGTCGTCCAGGCCTTCACCGTCGATGTTATCCAGGATGATCCCCTGAATAGCAGGGCGCATTGGGTCGTTCGGTAACATCGTGCTAAGTACATTTGTCAGTACTGATACGGTTGCGTCACGTCTCGCCGTATAGCTTGGGCCAACATCCACGGTGACATCGTAGCGACCTGTTGAGAGGTCATTCAGTGCAACCACTCGCCCTGTCTGGCGATCGACGACCTGAGCATTCATTAGCGCGATGTCGTCTGTCCCATCCTCGTTAACGACACGAACCTCACGTTCCGAACCGTATACCTCTCGAGCCATTGACAGCCATACTTCACCGGCACGTTTCAGGCTCTTCGCCATATTGTCCAGGTAGATGAACGATGCCATATCAGCACGGTTCATCAGGTTGTTAACGGTTTCCTGAGCGATGTTGCTCGGCATCTGTTGCATTGCCTGGCTGCCGCCAGTTACTTCCTGAATGTCTGCGCTGGTCTGCTGCAGTAACGCCGCCAGAGCCTGATTCATGACTGCTGGCTGCGTGTAACCTGCTGGCGTTGCTCCTGCGATGATGTTCCCGGTTTTATCCTTCACCTCACGCAACGGAAGGAATGCTGGTCGTTTCTTGTTGCGAGCCTCCCAGTGCTTTTCAAGACCTCGGATTTGTTCCATACCAACTATAGGAATCTGTCCGGGGTCTTGCGCCGCTGTATCAGCCAGCATTGACACCTGAAGGTTGTACAGGCGCTGCGGGTCCATAGCCTTAGCAATGTGGCCTTCTACTCGCTCGATATCGTCAATGAACCAGCGCTTGCCATACACAGGAATCAGCGGGATATGCTCACCAGGGATTCGTCGCGGCTTCTCAAGGAAGTTTTGACCATCAACCACGGAGACATAAACACGACGACGTTTCACAGAGCGTCGAGCTACCTCAACGAACCCAGCGTCAGCCAGTTCATCTTCAATCTCTTCGATCTGGTCGCTGTCGTAGGTAGCAATCTCCCCGGTTAATGGCTGGCGATAGCTGATGACGTCAACTGATTCCTTGCGAACCTCATAGTATTTGGCGATGTAAACCACTTCGGACTCAAACCAGTCATATTCCCAACTGGTCATCGTTGTTACATCGAGCGAAGCAGGAGGCGTTTTGCCATATTCTGCTTCGTACTTCTCCGGAGAGAGTGAGTACATACAAAACGCCCACAGAGCATCTGACTTGTCATACTTCTTCGCGTCAGGGTCGAACCATACTGAGCGTGACGGGTCGTAAACGGGTTCGATGGCGATGCGCTGGCGCTCGTCCATCGGGTCGTATTCGTTAACCAGCATCGAAGTTAAGCGGAAGCAGCCAAAGCCACCCGTTGCAGCGTCGTCGAAGGCATTATCACATGCCTCTCCACCGTCAGTTTCTTCATAGTCGGAGCGGAACAGACCATTCAGCTTATTGGCTAACTCTTCGCTGGCCTCACGGTCACCAGGACGAAACTTAACGGTGATACGGTTATTTCGATATTCAGCAATGATGCGGTTAAGTTCAGTTGCTACCTTATTGATTTCAAACTTAGGATACTTCTCGAACTGCTCATCAAGCTTAGTTCCAGCCGCCGTTGCTCCTTCCCATTGACCTCCGGGGACACGAGCAAACCTCGTAGCTTCAATGCACTTTTCGCGCACTTCCTGCTGTGGAGAATAGGCGCGGTCAAACCTGAGCATGATCCGCTCATGTTTTTTCTCTAATGTCTCTGTCATGTTTACCAACCGGAGGATGAGGGAACGTATATTTCTGTTTCTTCGCGGACCAATGCCGGGCAATGCATACACATCATCAGCGCATCAGCCAGGTTAGGAGATGGAATACCGAGCTTCTGCTTCATTTCGACCTTAGTCATTAGCTCCAGCTTCCCGTTGTTATTGAATTTGCGCTGAATCTGCGTAAGTTCTGCAAACAGCTTCTCCAGCATCTTCTCGCCTATTGCTTCTTTGTCGAAACTCAGCATGTCGTCGGGGTCTGCATACTCACCGTGGACAACCGCCCGATATGTCAGATAAAGCCTGTCAGCCAGCGCGTAATAGAATTGCGCTCGCTTATTGCGGAACACATCACCAATAGTGCGAACGTTGTCGCCCTGCACGACTTCATCAGCCCATGCTCCGGCCTGATAAGGCGCATCTTCATCGAATGGCGATTCGCTGCCCTTGAACATCGTGGCGGTGATTTTCTTGCCGGAGAACGCTTCCGTTGTCTGTCTGCGTAGCCCGGCACCAACACCATCACCATCCCACAGGTAATGGTCAGCACCGTCTTCAATCGCCAGCGAAGTAGCCCAGTCAGCACCCTCGTTGATGTCCATCAGCAGACCTTCGGCAATGCGCTTAACTACCGAACCGTGACGCGATGCATAACCTTTAGCATCTGGCCCTGTATCTGACGGGTCATGCGCAGAGACAACAGCGCCTTTCGCCTTCCATCCGAGTTTCTTGTGCGCATCGGTTGCGGCTTCAAGCCATTCACGTTTGATGATTGCCATATCACTTGCGCTTACTGGCTCACCAAGCCAGATGTGACGATACAGTGTCGGATTTCTGCGTTTACACTCTTCCATCTCCAGACGGAGGACTTCAGGAAAGTGCGGGTTGTCGGTGTAGTTCACCGTCAGCAGGCAAATATCATCGGGAGGATTTACGACGAATCGCTGATAGGTATCGTCGAGGATGTTTTTCGGGTTGAAACTCACCCATATTTCAGAGAACGGCTTACGGATGGTTGGAATCAGGATATCCCACGATTCCTTCGTTACCGCTTCCGCTTCTTCCACCCAGCAGATATCAATGCCTTCGAGCGATTTAATCTTCGTCGGGTTGTTTTTGATGCCGTAGAACATGAATTCAGCATTCGTTCCGAGATGACGAATCATGGAACGCTGAATTTCAAACTCGGCCGAATACCCTTCCCGCTCTATGGTGTCTTCAAGCAACCGGATTACCGAATCGCTGATACTGTTTTGCAGTTCACGAGCGCAGAGAATACGCACAGGCTGCCGACGCGCCGCTTCAACAAGCAGTCTCGCAATTGCCCATGATTTACCGCTACCTCGACCGCCTTTGGCGACTTTGTAGCGATGCGCCTCAATGAACGGTTCAAAGATAGGATTAATCGAGGTCATTTTCCGAATAGAGTGCTCATCGGTGATGTTTCAATCTGGATTGCGCCGCCGTCTTTGCCTGTTAGCTCGTGATCAACCTTGTCGCGCCATTTGTCCTTCTGTCTGTTCTTAAGCCAGAAAATGGCAGCGGTTGTATCAGGCGGGTAATACTTCTCAAGCGGAGTTTCGACAATTCTGTTTTCAATAACACGAATATCGATGTCTGGAGCCACGAAGCCCATAGCGCGTTGATAAAGACGATCACTAACTTCTGCATCAGCGACGGCCTTACCCTTTTTTATGGACTCCGAAAACTTAGGATAATCAAGCTTCCACTTGTTAATAGTTGACTCACTGACTTCGAAGAAATCAGCAAGCTCTGCATCGGTGTAGCCCAGCAAGCACAGTTTGCGTGCCTGTTCGGCATACGCCTCTTGATACTTCGTTGGGCGCGCCATGTTTATGCTCCGGTAGTGAACAGGTCTAACGCTTCCTTCGATTTACGCACCGCTTCGATTGTGCGGGTCGTGATATCTGAATTAGCGCCGCCTGACTGGAAGTGAATTTTGAATAGCTCAAGCTTCAACTCGTCAGTGCCAATGAATTGAAATGCTTCCTCTGCGGCTGCGTTCTGGTTCATGACCAGTTTGTAAATCTCTAACTGGAATTTCTGTTCTTCAGTCATGGGAATAATCTCTGCCATTGCTGGCTCCGGTTGTGGTGATGATGCCGAGCACGCCCATCTGGACTATCTCAACTAGTCAATTCATGACATGTGTCACATTTATACCAACCAGATCATTGCTTTAAGTTTACAGAACAATAATCCTTGGCTGGACGTAAGGTTTTGACATTTTTTCTTGGGCAGTGTGATAGCAATCTTAGATATCTCCGCCCAAATCGCCGCTTGCGTGGCGTTTAAATCGATGAGGTACTCATGACAGAACATTTCCTGCTTGTCGGTGAGTGCCACTTTTCAACCACAAGAAACTTTATGCAAAGGAGTGGACATGTCAGATATAGAGCAAAAAATTGCCCACCTTGAAGATATTATCGAGAAGATGCAATTGGATGCACACGCATCTCGTGTTGCTATTGCGGTTTTATCAACCTCTTTAAATGGCTTAATGGGTAAGGATGCTAAGCTAGGTGATATGTATCTCAACAGCATTGCTCAGGCGGATAGCGGCGAGATTGATAATAAAGTTTCAGATGATTACATAGCCAAACTGAATGAGAAGGTTGCAACCCTACTGGGCACGCAACAATAATCATTCTTCAAACGTCAAGCCGCTAAGTAAGCGGCTTTTTTATCCCCCCCCACATAGACGGGATAAAACGAATAATATCCAGTCGATGGTATAAGCCATTATCGAGGCCACTCATTGAATGGCCTCTGCAATAACCGATGTCTTTCCATCAGTCAGCCACCACAAAGAATCTTTTTTGCCATAAGGCAGGAGGTTCATCTTTCAGTGGCTGCCAGTGTTATTTCCCCACTTACTGGCTTGGGTTGTTTCGTGGTACTGCCGTAATGTACAAACTGGATTAACCTGCGAAATCACACCATTCCGGGCAAATACATTTGCACTTCATTTGCTGCTCTCTCACGTGCAACATGAAGCAATCTTTTTCGCCCACCAACTCCCCACTTAGCCACTTGACTTGCGCACTGGCTTATCGCTTTGGTTTCAGTGCTGATGATGTGGTCAATTTTGTTCAGGCGAGACATGGCACCAACGCCGAGACGGACAATCGTTTTAAAAACTTCATAAACTTCGATTTCAAATTCCGGCTTAATCCATGCTGCATATCTGATTGCCAGTATTTCAACGCCCCACACACCAGGTTCGGCACCACCTTTAATGATTTTAAGTGGTTGAATTTGTTTCAAAGTGCTTTTTTGCACTTTGGCTTCTAGTGCTTTTATGAAGCGTTTTATCTGCGCGCTACGCAAAAACTGGCTTGGGCGCTGTTGCTCTGTAGCCTCTCCATTTGCAACTGCTGCATGGAGATCGTTTAAGTTGTAGCGTCCGTCCTCATCAACACGAACGGACACACCATTGACCATAACTGTTGGGTACTTCATCAGTGATCACCTTTAAGTGATGAACCTTGTCACACAGGATTCCGGCCCACAGAAAGGCACCGATCACCAAACCGGCATCCTCAAGGGTCATCCTGAAAGGTTCTGTGTTCAGAAGTCGCGCGTGTGAAGCGCGTTTACTGCGGACATAAAAAAGCCCCGCATTACGAGGCATTTTCATGAAAGTCACTTGTCAAATTTCTATGCGAGGGAAATTATTTCAGGCATTGCGTCACGATGTATTCCTGAAGCACTCTCAGTGCTGCTTGGTCGATGATGATTCCTTCCCGAATACCGAGAACGTTTCGTCCAGCAACTGGAGAGAGTTCGACGGTGGCATCATTGCCCATGCCGGAGGTGCTGGAGGCTTCTGTTGGGGTAGGCACTGGACACTTTCCTTTGACGAGCACCCGACCACCATTATCAAGCTTACGCTGCAGAGCATCATTTTCAGCTTTAGCATCTGCCAGTTCCTTCGTGTATTTGGCATCCAGTGCAGCAACGTCACGCTGCCGGGTTACCATATCGGTGATGGTGGCGTTAGCCAGATTCAGCGCCTGAGTTTTCTCATCGCGATGCTTCTTGTATTCGGTGGCGTTGTTGCGGTAGTGATTAACAGCCCAGCCAAGCGACACGATGATGCAAAAGACTAAAGCAATGATAATTGCGGTTAACCTGCTCATGATAAGAACAGCGCTCTTTCTCGCTGTCTCCTGGGTAGAAGAATATCGGGGTCATTACCGGCCTTCTTCCAGAGCAAGAATGCATCAGCGGCAGCCTGATAGTTATTCAGGTTGAGCTGGCGAAGCACTGTAGAACCTGCAAATGCTGTTTT